TTAAAAATCCGCTTTTAATACCACGCGATAACGGGCTTTGCCGTCACGCACGTGCTGCAAGGCGTCATTAATTTGCGACATCGGGAACAGTTCGGTGGTCGGTGCCACTTTGGCGCGCCCGGCAAACTTCATCAGCTTACGCAACTCAAAGGGTGTGCCGGTGGCGGAACCGGAGACGCTGCGATCGCCTGCGATCAGGGTAAACGCCGGGACTTCCAGCGGCTTCAGCACCGCACCGACGGTGTGAAAATGTCCGCCATGGGTCAGCGCTTCAAAGTATGGTTGCCAGTTCAGATCCACATTGACGGTGTTGATGATCAAATCAAACTGGCCCGCCAGCGCTTTCAGCGCGTCCGGATCGCGGCTGTTGACCACATTGTCTGCACCCATAATGCGCACTTCCGCCTCTTTCGACGGGTTAGAGCTGAACGCGGTCACCTCGCAGCCCATGGCGTGCAGCAGTTTGATGGCGATATGCCCCAGACCGCCAATACCGATCACCCCGACGCGGCTGGTGGCGGTGATGTGATGCATCAGCAGTGGTTTAAACACGGTGATACCTCCGCACAGCAGCGGCCCGGCGGTTTCGATATCGATGCTGTCCGGCAGAGGGATCACCCATTGCCAGTCGGCACGGATCTTATCGGCAAAGCCGCCGCGATTGAGGATCGTCGGCACAGCGCCTTCTTTACAGTTGATGTGATCGCCGTTGATACAGGCATCGCAGTGCCCGCAGCTTCTGGCTGTCCAGCCGATACCTACACGCTGACCGACTTTTAAGCCTTTGTTTTGCGCAGCGCTACCCAGTTCCACGACCCGGCCGATCACTTCATGCCCGGCAACCAGCGGGTATTGGGAGAAGCCCCATTCGTTGTCGATCATCGACAAATCGGAATGGCAGATCCCGCAATAATCCACCTGCACTTCCACATCTTCCGCCGCCAGCGGGCCAGCGTCGTATTCCTGTAACTCCAGCGCAGCGCCGGCGTGTGGCGCGGCATAACTTTTAATGATGCTCATCATGGATTCCTTCGAGTTAGAGGGGGGACGCATGAAGTGTAGGGCATCTGGCGATCCCGTGGCAGCCTGTGCGCGCGCAGATAGCCCGTTTCGCCAAAACGATGCCCGCTGATGCACCGCCACCGCCCGTTTTTTCGGATTTTCCATAGGCCTATTTCGGCCTGTCGGCTGTGCAACAGAATGTGTCCGTACCATCCTCAAAGAGATGCCGTACACACCCTACAGGAGCAACGAAAAATGGCTGAACAACCGCAAAGCACCGGCGATGCCGGGGTGGCTTTAATCAAGTCTTTTGAAGGGCTCAGGCTTGAGAAATATCGGGATGCTGTGGGTAAATGGACCATCGGATATGGTCATTTGATCCTGCCGAACGAGAGTTTCCCCAGAGCGCTAACTGAGGCGGAGGCCGACGAGTTGCTGCGTGATGATCTTGGGATCACTGAACGCAGTATTCACCGGCTGGTGACAGTGGATTTAAATCAGAACCAGTTTGATGCGCTGGTGGCCTTTACCTTTAACCTTGGCGCCGGGAATTTGCAGACGTCCACGCTGCTCAAACTGCTGAACCAGGGAGAGTATGCTCAGGCCGCCGATCAGTTCCCGCGCTGGAACAAAGCGGGCGGCAAAGTGCTGGCCGGTCTGACCCGGCGGCGCGAAGCAGAACGGGCGCTGTTTTTGAAAGCGTGAACGCGAACGACGTCTCATATATGCATTGTTCATTATGCGGCCTCATACACCTTATGAGGCCGATTGATTTCCCGTCCGGTTGCCAACAGCCTGAGATGGCGCTGTTTTTTTCAGCACTTAGCGGCTTATGACAAGATCGTGACTTGCATAGCGGCCCGCGGCAGGTATAATCCAACACGTTTCCGCATCCCCTTCAGTGCCGAAGTGGCGAAATCGGTAGACGCAGTTGATTCAAAATCAACCGTAGAAATACGTGCCGGTTCGAGTCCGGCCTTCGGCACCAAGACCTCTTCCAATATCATCCGAGAAAGTCCATAAAACCCTTTAAAATCAAGGGTTCCAGCGGTTTTTGTATCCGGTATTGTCCGAGTCCATCCGTTGAAATCCGGGGGGCACTGGGGGCATAATTGGGGGCATCTTAACTTCGATTAGAAATGTGCCCCCAAAATGAAGCTAAACGCCAGACAGGTAGAGACCGCAAAGCCTAAAGACAAAACCTACAAAATGGCCGATGGCGGCGGTTTGTATCTTGAGGTTTCGGCCAAGGGTTCTAAATACTGGCGTATGAAATACAGACGCCCCTCTGATAAAAAAGAGGATCGCCTTGCTTTTGGTGTCTGGCCTACTGTTACGCTTGCTCAGGCTAGAACAAAGCGTGATGAAGCTAAAAAGCTGTTAGTGCAGGGCATCGACCCAAAAGCTGAGCAGAAGGAAGCTCAGGCCGAAAACGCTGGGGCATATACTTTTGAAACTATCGCCCGCGAATGGCATGACAGCAATAAGCGCTGGAGTGAAGACCATCGATCGCGCGTTCTCCGTTACCTTGAGCTTTATATCTTTCCTTATATCGGCACGTCTGATATTCGCCAGCTCAAAACCAGCCATTTGTTAGCCCCGATTAAAAGGGTTGATGCCAGCGGTAAGCATGATGTCGCGCAGCGCCTGCAACAGCGCGTTACGGCCATTATGCGTTATGCCGTACAGAACGATTACATCGACTCAAACCCGGCCAGTGATATGGCCGGTGCGCTATCGACAACCAGAGCACGACACTATCCGGCGTTACCTTCCAGCCGCTTCCCTGAATTTCTTGCTCGCCTTGCTGCATACCGTGGCCGAATGATGACCCGGATTGCTGTAGAACTTTCTTTACTCACTTTTGTTCGTTCCAGTGAGTTACGCTTTGCGCGGTGGGAAGAGTTCGACTTTGAAAAAGCAATATGGCGCATACCAGCAAAGCGGGAAGAAATTAAAGGCGTGCGTTACTCTTACCGTGGCATGAAGATGAAAGAGGAGCATATCGTTCCACTTAGTCGGCAAGCTATGGGGTTGCTACAACAGCTCAAGCAAATCAGTGGTGATAAAGAACTCCTTTTCCCAGGGGATCACGACGCAACTAAGGTCATGAGTGAAAACACGGTAAATAGTGCCTTGCGTGCGATGGGTTATGACACGAAAGCCGAAGTTTGTGGGCATGGATTTAGGACTATGGCGCGCGGCGCGCTTGGTGAATCAGGCTTATGGAGCGATGATGCAATAGAACGTCAGTTGAGTCACTCAGAGCGTAACAATGTGCGTGCAGCCTACATACACACTTCTGAGCATTTGGATGAGCGTCGTTTGATGGTGCAATGGTGGGCTGACTATTTGGATTATAATCGCTCTGCAAGAATTACAGCTTTCGAGTTTGCTAAATTAAATCCAAGTTAATTCAGTGGGTTAGGCTTTGGGTTCTTATCTTATTTTTTTGAAAAAAATAATGTTTTCTTACAAATTCCTGTTAGATTATTCTCATTTAGGAATCCTCCGATATGGAGGCAGATAAATGAGGATACTGATGGACGATCGCTTACTTGTTGTTAAAGATGAAAATCATTCAGCAAACCCTGATATGGGATTAGTAATACCTTTATCACATTACAACCTTGATGGTAGCCTGTCTGATATTGAGCCTGGTGAGTTTCCCAACGGAGCAATATTTGTTTCAAAGAATTTTCTTAATATGAATCAATCATTCAAAAATGATGAAATATTCATACTTAATGAATATTTTGAAAGCGATGATGATGACTGGAAAAGAAATTCAAGGCTTCAAAAGCATTATACATTAGGAAATAAAAGTGAACGTTTAGATAGACATTTATTCATCCCTGTTCTTAATATTAATCTTCCGGATATTGCTACTGGTTTTGTAGATTATGCATTTGATTTACCTAGCAATTATTTTTTTATAAATGATAAAGAAAGTATTTATGGGCCTTTTAAGGCTACGAAGCAAGATGATAACTGGTTGCTTTCTCCTCTGACAACACCATCACCTTTACAGCTTAACACTGATTATATTGCCAAGATTTCACTTTCTGAATTGAAAGATAAAAGCTTGATTGTGAATCTTAAGATAAAAGGCTCTCAGAAAACATTTATTCGTAATCTGAAAGATATATCAGCAATAACTTTTGAGCAGATTGATTATATTTCTGATGTGCGGCTTATTTCGTATTTTACAAAAAACAATTTTGGTAAGAGTAAGAATTCACTATTAGGCAAAAGTGAAGCGCAGCGGCTATCACAAGGAATTGAGGATTATGTCAAGAAAAATAAGGCAATAAGTAATAATGAGAGACTTGAACGCCTTAAGAATTTATTGTCGGATTTTTTGGATAAAAGTGACTATGGTAAGGAAATTATCAATGAATATTTAACCGATAATAAAGAAGGTAGTCTTTATCTAAACAATTATTTCGAAAAAAACAGAGAGTTTTTACTTAAGGAAAAAAATGAAGAATTAGAGAAGAACTTCGCTAATAAGAAAAAAGAAATCAATGATGAAATAAAAGAAATTGAAAAACAACTTTATCTCAAAAAAGAAGAGTTAGCAAATGAAAATCTTAAGATTGAACTTGAAAGGAAAAGAGCAAAAGAACGAATTGAGGAAATAAAAAAACAATCGGATGAAGATGCTCATCAGGCACTGCTTGTAAAGCAAAGAGAATTAACAGAAGATAATTTAAAGTTAGAAAAAGATATTATCGAGAACAGGAAAATAATTGATTCTTTTTTGTCGATGCATGAAAATATTAATGAGTTCAATTCATTGCATAAAGAATTAGATTATTTAAAACGTCGTAAACATGAAATGGAGACAGAAAATCGTGTTATAGAAAATGCATTTATTACTCAGAAAGCAATGCTTGAATCACCTCAGTTGCCTGATAAACTTGCCGAAATTAGCACGTTGACGACAATTTTACGCGGCGATAAAAAAAAGAGCGACACAGCCCCTATTACCAATAATAAGATTAAGAAATCAGATGTTTCATTTGAAAGGGAGAGTAGAACTGATTATATAAATTATTTGATCCAATGCTTTGATGCAGATGGAGGAAGAACGTTTTCATTTGATGAAATGTCCAATCTTATTATATGTACGGCTCAATCTCTTATGACAGTTTTGGCTGGTCCTCCAGGAACGGGCAAGACTTCTACAGCTATTCGCTTGGCTAGACATCTGAATTTAACTGATGATGATTTCAAATTCAACGGAACAAACTTTTTAAATGTAGCAGTAGGTAGAGCTTGGGTTTCTGGAAGAGATATTTTAGGTTTTTATAACTCTCTTAAGGATTCCTATCAACCTGCAAGAACAGGATTATATGAATTTTTAAAAAATGATAAAAATAATGATTTTTTGAAGCTTATTCTTTTAGATGAAGCAAACCTTTCAAGTATAGAGCATTATTGGTCTGATTTTTTGGGGATGTGTGATCCTGAGGGTATAAACAGAATGCTTGATACAGGAATACCCAATCAAGAGGAGCGGTACTTAAATGTTAGAAAGAATATAAGATTTATTGCTACTATTAACAACGATTCTACGACGGAAAGGCTTTCACCTCGATTAATAGATCGAGTTCCTGTAATTACAATGGATCATAGTTTTAATTTTAATGCTATATCCCAGCAGCATCATAATTATGATGGAGCAATTGACTTTAGTAAAATAGATGAGAGCTTTAATATAAGCTCAACTGATGCCTCTTTTACACAAGAAGAACAGACTATTTTAAATAATATAATTGAAGCTCTTGCTGCGCCCATAAAAAGAACTACTTCTATCCGAGTGAGTCAGCGTAAGATAAATGCTATGAAACGGTATTGTCATGTTGCGAATGAAATTGAAGGTATGCATACTCCTCCATTAGATTATGCGGTAAGCCAACATATTCTTCCGTTGATAGAAGGTTATGGTAGTGCTTTTAAAGAGCGCTTAATCGATCTGGAACAGAAATTAAATGAGTATGATTTTACGATTTCAAAAACAGCGCTGAATAGCATAATAAACCAAGGTGATATTTTTGGCGATTCCTATTCTTTTTTCTAGGGGGTATTATGCTTGAGTTTGTTATTTTGAACGGAAATCGTAAAGGGAGCACATTTGTGCTCCATTCTCGTGATTATGCTCAAAGTCCAGTTCCATTTTTGCTTGAAGATGAATCTGTTATTCTAAAATTCAGAAGTGCTACTGAATATTCCATTGTCACCCTTTATCTACATGAGAATGAGGTTGAATTCACACAGTGTGAATATGATTCAATTAATAACGAATGGATTTATACATGGATGCCAAAAAGACTAGGGGGGAACTTTTATGAAAGTTTTTTCCATAATTTTTTTGGTATAGCAGAATTAAGTATTTATACTTCAAACAATAAAGAAAATAAATACTTTGATTTAGAGAGACTTGATGTACTAGCTAAAAAGCTAAATGCTGATCGAGTTGATAAAATGTTGTCATTCCTTTCTGGGCATAATAACGATGCTTTATGTGCCTTTTTTCGTGTAACACGCCGTAACGCGGGCTATAAAGATGGGGATACTCCAGCAGATATGTTTCTGGAGTGGATTGAACATAATACCAATTTATTAGTAAAACTTATTGATGACGTTATAGTTGAGCCTGTAACTAAGTTGGTATCTGCGTATAAGCTAGTTACTCCAGCTTTGAGTTCAAATATCGATGATCGTACACTTGGGTGGCTATGTGATAACGCAGAGGAATTATTTGAAACGGAAGATGAAGCTAGTGCAATAATTAAACTAAATAGCAGCTATTATAGCAGCACGAAAATTAGAGAAAATGTTCTGGTAAATGATACTGATTTATATGAAAACCAGGTAATACATGGTTTTATTCATACGTTAAAGATTTCAGTTTCAGCTCTACTTGCTGGTTACGATACTGAGGTCTCACACAAAGAGGTTAAGCCTGTAAGTGATGGTTATGTAAGCTTTTATAGCCAAATTAAAAAGTTTCAAAGAAAAATAAATGAGAAGAAAATTATAAAATGCAACGATATTTTATTGCGTTTGAATGTAATCCAAAACAAGCTATATAAATTCATTCCAGTTAAGAGAAAAGTTACTGGCATACCATCTCTAACTATGAAGGTGAAATATAATCGTGCTTATTTGGCTATATTTAATAAAATAATAGGTTGGTATCGATTTGGTAGTCCTGACTGGAGTAAGCAAGATGAATTGCTATCAATTAAAAGTATTCCTAAGCTTTTTGAATATTACTGTTTGTTTTATATTAAAGAGCAACTTGATAAAAAGTTAAATATGCAACCTTCGCTTGATAGTGAAATAAATGCAATGGATTTTACTTATCATTTGCATGGATTCCATCTTTCGCTGCAATATGAGCCTAAATATTGGATGTCGCTTAATAAAAATGCTGATTCAGCTGATTTGGTCAATACAGAAGCTTGGACTCTTCACAACGATACTCTTAACGTTAGAGGCCATCACAATATCTTTTCACATCGTTCGCCAGATTTTGTCATAAAAATCAAAAATGAAAGCTATATTTATCATTATATTTTAGATGCTAAATATACCACCCCAAAAAAAGCTTTTTCATATTATTTGCCTGAGTTGACATTGAAATACATTCATGGCTTGCATTTGCGGAATGGCGACAGCTCGCTTTTGGGTCTCACATTAATTGCACCATGTGAGCAACCACAAGTGAATCACTATCATGGGCAGGGATTCAACATATTGTCATCTAAACCGGTTGTTCCTGCTTTAAATATAGCTTTGGTTAGTCCGGGGGAGGAATTTGGCGAAAATGTAACATTTGAAGCTGTAATTGATAGAGTTGTTGATTTGCTTTTAAGCAAAGTTTGTACAGATAATGATCGCGTTGATTTATTCATGAGAGCTTAATTTTTTATGTGGCCTCTCGTGGATAAATTCTTCTTAAGGATCTTTAGTATCGATATTTATACATAGCTATTATGCGCGCAGTGCTTTCCCCGCCTCGCCTGCCCGCTTTGCGGGGCGGTTTAAATGCAGTTGCGTGACCGGGCTCAGGTCGTGCCAGAACTGGCGTGGGCGAGGTTCAACAGTACAGAGAAATAAATGCAGTTAAATGCACCTGATGCATGCAGGGTATTTTTCGAAAAAATAACGGGATTTTTTGCGTTTTTTGGGGCTGAGGGCGCAGCCGGTAACCAGTACCGGCGCACATAAATCAGGAGATTTTCGGGGAGGTTATTGCTGTTGAGTATCTGCCTGCAAGACCTGATTTTCCGGCATGGCCGGTCTGCGTATCACACCGTCGAGCGTCTCCGTGGTACGGAACGTGGCCGAGCATTCAATACTGGTGCACTGGTGATAGCGCTGTTTGAGATTTTCCGTCAGATAGCGGCTGGTACGCACATGCGCAGGTTGTTTACAGAACGGGCAGTGAAACATGGCTCAGCCCTCCGCCTGCTTTCTCTTTTCGGCCAGTTGCGTGGCAAGTTGCGAACGCTTCAGCGGACTTTTATACAGCGCCATATCCACGCCGGTCAGCGGCGGGCGGTGCATGCCGAGCTGTGAGAAGACCGGCTCATTGTCCATATCAAAGTTATAAAATTGTGCCTGCACCGCAACATGCATGTGCAGCTCCTCAGCCAGAATGTCCGCCGGGCGCGTCACACCGTTCAGCTCCAGTGCACGCAGGCGCAGACAGAACGCCCGCACCAGTGCCGGGCTGATGTCCCGCATGGACTCTGCCCACTCTGCCTGTGCGCAGACACTAAACGCCCGTGCATGCTCAGTGACATACGTTTTACCTGTCGTGCAGGCTTCCAGCATGGCGCGGGATTTGTCCGTCTCCAGTTCAGCAATCAGGCCGGTGAACTCCTCCGCCAGCTCACGACCGGCGATGTGTCTGCTGTGTCCGGCTTTGAGCTCCGGCGTCATGGCACCGCCGAGACTGCGGAAACGCTCGCGCCAGCTCTTCTCTGCTGCGGCGCTTTCCTCAAGTGCGTTCTTCCGTTCCTTTTCGCTGCGGGTGATGGCTGCGCCGATGTCGTTCAGTTTTAGCATGCTGCCGGTGTGAGCGGCTTTTGCCTCTGTAAAGGCCTTCAGGGCACGGTTGACGGCGGCGGCGTTATCCTCCGCGGCTTTTTTATGCACGGTCTTAAGGGCACCGTCGATAACGGCGCGGGAGGCACCGGTCTGCGTGCTGCCGATGGTTTTCATGATGGAGGTTATAAGTTCAGTTTTCATGGCGGGGCTCTCTGTGTTGTCAATGTAAGAGCATTCTGCCGCGCCCTGCACAACGAAACGACCGGTTGCAGTTGTGGCCGGGATGGCACAGAAAACCGCTGAAAAAACCGGCTCGCCAGAAAGAGGTCGCAGGAAAAGCCCTCTTTCTGTTTGTTTTTCTGTAGTTAACTCTTCACTCTGTTCACCAAGAATATAAAAAGTAAGTAATACAGTAAGTTAACGGATGAATAGTTGAAGGTCTGACTGTTCACCCACTGTTCACCACTGTTCACCAGCTGTTTTTGGAGACACTTACGGCATCTATACTTTATTGCGATAATAAAAAGGTTATTTATAACCATAAATGATTAGCAATGTGCCAGACTGTTATCAGGAAATGCCAGAGATTGTCAGCGTTTGCCACTGTTTGCCATTTGCATGTTAACAAATTGTTAAGCGAAGAGTGCCAGCAAAATAACCTGTTGCTCCGGCTGAAAATATTCACAAAATAGAGCGCTACCTGACGCCGGAAAGATACGACCGGCACCACACGGACTTTATGAGGTAGCCCGATGCACACCGCTTTTTCTTCCCCGATTTCTGCCCCTGCCGCCCCGTTAATGCCGGTGACTGAGCCCGCCCAGGAGCGCTTTCTGCGCCTGCCCGAAGTGATGCATCTCTGCGGCCTGTCGCGCTCCACCGTTTACGATCTCATCAGCCGGAATGCCTTTCCGCAGCAGGTCTCCCTCGGGGGCAAAAATGTCGCCTGGCTGCACAGCGAAATCACCGCCTGGATGGCTGCCCGTATCGCCGACCGTAATCGGGGCTGTGACGCATGATGATGTCCGCCCTGCAAAAACCGCCTTTTCCTGGCTTGCTTCTTCTGGCCGTTTCCAGGTATAGTTTTCCCGCTGCCGCAAAATCGGCTGCCGGGATTGGCGTCCCGTATACAACATTGGTGACACCAGACGCGTCACGCGTCTTTTTTTGTGTCTATGCCTTAGTGCATCCATTTTTGGTTCGAAGGTTCTTCCACCTTTGGATCTATAGAGTAATGGTGGCTCAGGCGGGGGCTTCTTATGAAGCGCCGGTTTCCAATGTTGCCGGTTACGCCAACCCCGTCTGGGCTACCACCAGTGAAATTGGCGTTTCCGGTGGTAGCGTTAAAACGCAAACATTGGAGGCTGCCACCATGGCTACCCACCTCACCCTGTCACACCCGCAGTTTGTCTATGTCTTCGCAGCCGTTCGCCGCGCAGACCGCACACCCCGTATCTGTATGCTCCGTACCGTTGCCGGTGACGAGCGCGCTGCACGCCGTTCCCTTGTCCGGGACTACATTCTCGCCTTTGCCGGGCGTCTGCCGGTGGCGGAGGTGTGCGCGTGAAAGACCTGACCCTGACGCTCACCCGTGATGAGCTTGCGTGCCTTGAGCACCTGCGTAACGTCGGCCAGTTCGTGAATGCCATGACGCTGTTAAATGACAGCGTGACTGTCAGCCGGGAAACGACACACCAGGCGCAGCTCTCCTCCGTGATTTACCTTATGACCGCCCAGCTCGACGGCGTGGTGGAGCGCTGCATGCAGCGCTGGCTCACCGAGGAGGTCAGCGCATGAAAACCCCGTTAACACCTGTCCTGCGCGCCGCGCTTTACCGCCGCGCCGTGGCCTGTGCCTGGCTGACCGTGTGCCATCGTCAGCACCGTTACCCTCACCTCACCCTCGATGCGCTGGAGTCGGCCATTGCCGCCGAGCTGGAGGGCTTCTACCTGCGCCAGCACGGCGAGGAGAAAGGCCGCCTGATTGCCTGTGCCCTGCTGGAAGATTTAATGGATGCCGGTCCCCTGAAAGCCGCCCCGTCGCTGTCCTTTCTCGGTCTGGCCGTGATGGATGAACTCTGCGCCCGCCATATCAGCGTGCCTGTCCTGCACTGAGGAAAACACCAATGAAAATGAACGTAACGGACACCGTTAACATAGCGTGCGGCCACTGGCCGCGCATTCTCCCGGCGCTGGGCGTCCCGGTCATCAGAAACCGTCATCAGGCCTGCCCCGTCTGTGGCGGCTCTGACCGCTTCCGCTTTGACGATAAAGAGGGGCGCGGAACGTGGTTCTGTAACCAGTGCGGCGCGGGTGACGGGCTGAAACTGGTTGAAAAGGTGTTCGGTGTGACCCCGTCCGAGGCCGCCGGGAAGGTGAATGCCGTGACCGGCACCCTGCCGCCGGTTGCCCCGGCAGCCACCACGCCCGCAGATACCGGAACGGACGCCGCGCGAAAAGCTGCGGCCGCACTGGCGGCGGAGCTCGTGGCATCAGCCTGCCCGGCCACCGGCAACGCCTACCTGACGCGCAAGGGGCTGGCTGACCGCGAGTGCCTGACCCTCGCTACCACGCACAAAACCGGGGGCGTGAGCTACCGCGCCGGGGATGTGGTTGTCCCGCTGCATGACGACACCGGGGCGCTGGTTAACGTCCAGCTCATTAACGCTGATGGGGAGAAACGCACCCTGAAAGGCGGGGCGGTGAAAGGTGCATGCCATATCATCGAAGGCCAGAAACAGGCGGGAAAACGCCTGTGGATAGCGGAGGGGTATGCAACCGCGCTCACCGTGCACCACCTGACCGGCGAGACCGTGATGGTGGCGCTCTCGTCCGTGAACCTCCTTTCCCTGGCGAGCCTTGCCCGCCGTCAGCACCCGGCCTGTCAGATTATCCTCGCCGCTGACCGCGACCTGAGCGGTGACGGTCAGACAAAAGCGGCAGTGGCCGCAGATGCCTGCGGGGGCGTGGTTGCGCTGCCGCCGGTGTTTGGTGACTGGAATGATGCGTTTACCCTGAACGGGGAGGACGCCACGCGCCGGGCAGTTTACGACGCCATCCGCCCGCCGGTGCAGAGCCCGTTCGACACCATGAGCGAGGCGGAATTTACCGCCATGAGCACTAGTGAGAAGGCCATGCGCGTGCATGAGCACTACGGCGAGGCGCTGGCGGTGGATGCGAACGGCCAGCTCCTGTCCCGGTATGAGAACGGTATCTGGAAGGTCATACCATCCTCAGACTTTGCCCGCGACGTGGCCGGGCTGTTCCTGCGCCTGCGCGCCCCGTTCTCCTCGGGACGCATTGCGTCGGTGGTGGAGACCCTGAAACTGATTATCCCGCAACAGGAGGCACCGGCGCGTCATCTGATTGGCTTCCGTAACGGCGTGCTGGACACGAAAACCGGCACGTTCAGCCCGCACAGCAGGGCGCACTGGCTGCGCACCCTGTGCGATGTGGATTTCACCCCGCCGGTGGCGGGCGAAACGCTGGCATCCCATGCCCCGCATTTCTGGCAGTGGCTCGACCGCGCCGCCGGTGGCAGTGCTGACAAACGCGACGTGATACTGGCTGCCCTGTTTATGGTGCTGGCGAACCGCTATGACTGGCAGCTCTTCCTCGAAGTGACGGGGCCAGGCGGAAGCGGGAAAAGCATTCTGGCCGAGATTGCGACCATGCTCGCAGGCGAGGACAACGCCACGTCGGCAACCATCGAGACGCTGGAATCGCCACGCGAGCGTGCCGCCCTGATTGGCTTCTCGCTCATCCGCCTGCCTGACCAGGAGAAATGGAGTGGGGACGGGGCAGGACTCAAGGCCATCACCGGGGGCGATGCCGTGTCGGTTGACCCGAAATACCGCGACGCCTATTCCACGTATATTCCGGCGGTGATTCTGGCCGTGAACAACAACCCGATGCGCTTCACCGACCGCAGCGGGGGCGTGTCCCGTCGCCGGGTGATTATCCACTTCCCGGAGCAGATAGCCCCGGCGGAGCGCGATCCGCACCTGAAAGACAAAATTGCCCGCGAGCTGGCGGTAATTGTGCGCCAGCTTATGCAGCGCTTCAGCGACCCAATGACCGCCCGCACGCTGCTCCAGTCACAGCAGAACTCTGACGAGGCACTGAGCATCAAACGCGATGCTGACCCGGCGTTTGATTTCTGCGGTTATCTGGAGGCGCTGCCGCAGACTAACGGGATGTTCATGGGTAATGCCAACATCGTGCCGCGCCAGCCCCGCAGCTATCTCTATCATGCCTACCTGGTGTATATGGAGGCAAACGGGTTTAAGCATGTGCTGAGCCTGAAAATGTTCGGAACAGGGCTGCCGATGATGCTGAAAGAGTACGGCATAAACTACGAAAAGCGGCACACAAAACACGGGACGCAGACCAATCTCACCCTCCGGGAAGACAGTAACAGCGACTGGCTGCCGAAGTGCGACGAGCCCGCAGCGACATAACCTCACCAGACCGGCAGCCGCCGGTCTTTTTTTATCTGACATCCCAGGTGGTGAACAGTGCACTGTTCACCCTTCACCTTCTGTTCACCACTCAAGCCACTGAAAGTAAAGGGTAAAAGAGGAGGGTGAACAGTGTGAACAATAAAACCAAGAAAAAGTTTTTACCCCCCCCTCACTCCACATCCGTATGCGGCATTCCTTTGCCTCAATACGTAAGTGCGCGCAGGGGTGAAGAGTCGAATGTTCGCTGTTCACCAACTCATAACATCCTATCTTTATGATATTAAATGGAAAGTTATCGAGGTGAACAGTGTGAACAGTTAGGTGCAAAAAAACTTTTTTTGCATATGATGATGCTATGCACATCATGGGAAGATTTAAGCA